GTTATGGATTATTATGGATACAGCCAAGACAAGGCACGTCAGGTTGTAGATTTACTTACCGAAGAGCAAATAAGACAAATAACAAAGTCTCAGAGTAAGGGTGGACTGAATGGCGGTATCAATTGAAACTATGGTTGAAGTGACTCTAGAAAATCAAGACGACTTCCTCAAGGTACGAGAGACACTTACTCGTATAGGAATCGCTTCACGTAAAGATAAAACTCTTTATCAATCATGCCACGTGCTTCATAAGCAGGGTAGGTATTATATTGTACATTTCAAAGAACTGTTTGCTTTAGATGGCAAACCAGCTAACTTTGATGAAGGTGACATCTCACGACGCAACACGATTGCTAACCTATTGAGCGATTGGGGACTGATAAAGCTGGTTGATCCAGACAAGTCAGCAGACCCTATTGCACCTTTGTCGCAAATCAAAATCTTGCCTCACAAGGAGAAAGATCAGTGGAATCTGGAAGCGAAGTACACAATCGGCAGAAAGAAGTAATAATCAATGAGTGGTTGAGTGAAACCACAGACACGGTTATGAAGTACGTTGTTGTAGAAAGGATTGACGGAACACCTTTCCGTAGTCAATTGTGCTCGACTATTGAAGAAGCTACTCGGTTACAACAACAATGGCAGCAATGACAAGCGAGCAGCATGCTGAAGCAATGCTATCAATGTTTCCTCAGTGTCCCAATCCAAAACACCAACCAATTATCTTTCAATACTATTTGAAGCTTTATCTTTATTATAATAATAACTAGGAGAATGAAATGAAAAAACTAGCAGCACTGGTCGCACTGATGCCACTGACTGTGTTCGGCGCGACTGTAATCAACTATGATGATGGCTCTACCCTGACTCTTGAGGAAGGTGAGCAAATCATGGTAACAAAAGGTAAACTCTTTCAACAACGACTATACAATAGCGGTCGTACATATCAATTTAAAGAGTTTCCTGCAACAACTCGACGTGATTATGTCGAAGTAGATAATGGCACAGATCCCGAAATGCAAGTCGGATCTCATGAATGGTGTAAAGCATTCGTCCCATGGTCAGAAGGTCTGTCGTTTAGTCAAGTAGCATGGCAACGTTATTGTGATACTGACAACAATAATTCGTATGGTTGCGGTGATGATACATTCGATGCATCTGACGATGCAGCAGTGTGTCCAGGCTAATCTTATTATTGTTCGTACTGATGGCGTCCCAGGGACGCCATTTTCTTATCGATAAAGAGCAATAATACCCAAATGAATTATGATAAGTCTTATAAATAGTAATGCTGATGCGGATGGTCCGGTCAGTAGACAACAACCTTGCTTTTAAATAAGGAGGCGCCACGATGGTAGCAACTAAAGCATTTTCTTTTCCGCGTTCACATTTCATTGGATTTGATCACGTTTGGTCTGAGATAGAGCGTTTGTCCGAGATGGCAGACAACAAGCTGTATCCTCCTCATAACGTAGTTAAAAAGGATGAAACACATTTCTCTATCGAGCTTGCACTTGCAGGTTATACCAAGGACGACTTGAACGTCGAAGTCAAAGATGGTATTCTTGTAGTAGCTGGTAAGGGTTCTTCTCCGAAGGACGGAGGAGTGGAACGTGAGTATCTTCACCGCGGTATTTCTGCAAAGAAATTTACCCGCACCTTTAGACTATCAGAGCATGTTGTCGTTGATGGAGCTGACTTCGTCGACGGCTTACTCGTCATTGACCTGAGAGTAGAAATCCCTGAAGATAAGCGTCCCCGTACAATTCCTATTGGAGGTCAATTGTTAACGGAGGAATAAAATGAAACATTTGGCAATCGTTGCCTTATGTTTATTTTCATCTTTTACAAGCGCTAGTGAGATTGAAGAAGTAGTTGTGAAAGCTAGACAAGTTCGTATTGTGTTAGTAAAACTCTCTGAAAATCATCGTCAAGATCCGATCTCGGGTAATTGGTACTACGTGGAAGAAAAGAAAGAAGAGAAGACTAAGGCGTAACACTTGGGGGCGTTTCGGCGCCCCTTTTCATTAAAGGAAATTATTATGTCAGTAAAAGTAGTTCGTATGTTGTCCGGTGAAGATATTCTTTGTGTTTGTGAAGACCAGGACGACACCATTGAAATTAAAGACGGTGTTGTTATTGTACCAACACAAAACCAAAGCGTGCAGTTTGTACCCTACAGTCCATTTACTACCAAAGACCCTATTCAATTAAACAAAGATATGGTCGTGTTTGTAGCTGATCCAGATAAGAGTCTGCAAGACCAGCACAAGAAAATGTTTGGTGGTATCATTACTCCAGAATCCTCAATCATCGCTTGATTTTTGCACGTAGCTAAAGTACAATACGTGCATGAGTAAGCCGTTCTATACAAATGTTACACGTGTTGCTGACTACATTTACTTTCGTGGTTATAATAGCGGAAGACGTATTCAGCAGCGTGTAAAATACAAGCCAACGTTCTACGTTGCTAGTCCAAAGCCTACCAAGTTCAAATCTTTGACTGGATCCTATCTAGCTGAGATGGATTTTGATACTATGCGTGATGGTATGGACTTTCTTAAACGCCACAAAGATGTTGATAATTTTGACATTCATGGCAACACAAACTTCGTACAGCAGTTCATTAGTGATGCGTTCCGCAAGGTGATTGAATTCGATCGCGATGTGATCAATGTAACTACGATCGATATCGAGGTTCAGTCCGATCAAGGTTTTCCTCGGCCCGAAGATGCCAACCATCCAGTAACAGCAATCACAATCAAGAACAACATTGATAACGTATACTACGTTTGGGGTCTTGGTGATTGGAGTCACAGCGACTCTATTGTTAACCACTTAGACGTGCAATACGTCAAGTGTGCTAATGAGGCAGAGCTACTTCATAAGTTCATGGACCAATGGGCTATGAGTTATCCAGACGTTGTTACTGGATGGAATAGTCGAATGTTTGATATTGTGTACTTGGTTAACCGTATTACCAAGGTACTTGGTGAGGGACATACCAACAAACTATCACCTTGGTGTCACACAATGCGTAATCCAATACGTGGTAGAGTACTTGAGCTTGGTCAGAACCAAGTGCAGGTGTATGAGATTAGTGGTATAGAGCAACTTGACTACCTTGATCTGTTTAAGAAGTTTGCATACAGTTACGGTACTCAGGAATCATATAAGTTGGATCATATCGCCTACACTGTTCTTGGTGACAGTAAGATTGATTATAGCGAGTATGGATCTCTTAATGGGTTGTATCTAAATGACTTTCAGAAGTTTATTGACTACAACATCAAAGACGTTGAGATTGTAGATCGTCTCGAACATAAGATGGGTCTAGCTACGTTGTGCATGACAATTGCTTATAAGGGTAAGGTAAATTATGCCGACGCGTTTGGTTCTGTAGCTGTATGGGATGCTTTGATCTTCAACGAACTTCGTAACCGAGGAATCATTTGTCCTCCTAAAAGGGACAACACTAAAGAAAGAAAGATCGAAGGCGCCTATGTTAAAGATCCTAAAGTCGGTATGCATGATTGGGTAATGTCGTTTGACTTAAACAGTCTATATCCTCACATTATCATGCAATACAATATGTCGCCAGAGACTGTACTTGATCACAGCCATAGCTTTGATCTTCTCAGACGTGACAATACTAACGGTAGTTATCAATCATCAGTAGACTATCTGCTGGACCATAACCACGTCGAGGTTAAACCAGAGCACAGCATGGCTGGTACTGGTCAGTACTTCAGTAGAACTAAACGTGGTTTGTTTCCAGAACTCGTCGACAACCTATACAACGAACGTAAACAATACAAAAAGCAGATGCTAGACGTTGAGCAGAAGATCCAAGACTTTGGTTCGTCGTATGAACTTGAACGAGAGGTCACTACCCTCGACAACAAGCAGATGGCGATTAAGATTTTGATGAATAGCCTTTATGGTGCGATGTCTAACGAGTACTTCAGATACTACGATATTCGTATTGCAGAAGGGATTACTATCAGTGGCCAGCTCACCATTCGATGGGCCGAGAAACATCTCAACCAGTACATGAACAAAGTACTCGGTACTGACAACCAGGACTATGTGATTGCCATCGATACTGACTCTCTATACATTAACATGGGTGGTCTTGTTGATAAGGTTAAACCTAAAGATCCAGTAAAGTTTCTTGACAAGGTTGCTACTGAGAAGATCGAGCCAATGCTCGACAATGCATATCTCAAGCTGAAAGAATACCTTAACGGTTACGATCAGATGATGGTAATGAAGCGAGAGGTGATTGCAAGTAGAGGAGTTTGGACTGGTAAAAAGCATTATGTACTAAACGTGCATAACAGCGAGGGAGTACAATATAACGAACCAAAGCTAAAGATGATGGGGATTGAAGCTGTTAGGTCATCTACTCCATCAATTTGCCGGACAATGATTAAAGACACCATTAAAGTAATTCTGGAGAAGGAGGAGAACGATGTGCAGAACTATATCCGCATGTTACGCGATAAGTTTGCACAGACACCGATCGAAGACATTGCATTTCCTCGATCAGTTAATCGTCTGGAATTTTACCGCGATAGCATAATGCTGTACAAAAAGGGTACTCCTATCCAAGTACGTGCAGCATTGACATACAATCATTACGTGGATCAACATAGTCTAACAAATAAATATGAGAAGATACATTCGGGTGAAAAGATAAAGTTTTGTTACCTCAAACAACCCAATAAGGTGCAAAGTAATGTCATTGCATTCCCCTCTATCCTACCTGAAGAATTTGATATACGTCATCATGTTGATTATGATACCCAGTTCGAGAAGTCTTTTCTTGAACCGGTTAAGAGTATATTGGATGCTGTAGGGTGGGACGTAGAACCTAGGGCAACTCTAGAGGCATTCTTCTAATGGTAGATAACACAGTTAACGCTTTTGACTTTGGTTTTTCCATTGTCGACGAACAAGAGCTGGAAGCAGTACAGGCAGCTCACGAACAAGTACAATCTACTTCTGCAACAGCAGAAGAGATTCAAGCACGTCTTACAAAGTTGTACGACGCTGTACAGCCTTTACTTAACAATCTCAGGCAGAGCGCTGATAAAGAATATATTTGGTGGCCAAACCGTCTTCAAAAAATCGAGCAGTTCCAAGACATGCTCGACTCAATCTATAGAGGCTAGCAATGGGTATCCTAACCCTTGTTATGGCTCTAGCTATCTCTGGGGTGGCTGCTTGGTATAGTATTGCAGGACTAGTTGCTATATTCTCGGGAGCAGCGACTGCAATTATTATTATGGGTGGTGTGTTGGAGGCAGGTAAGCTAGTTACTGCTTCTTGGCTATACCGCAATTGGAAGCAAATACCCTTCCTGTTAAAATCATATCTCACAACAGCTGTAGTTGTGTTGATGTTAATCACCTCAATGGGTATCTTTGGCTTTTTGTCAAAGGCACACTTGGAACATTCTATATCAGTGGGTGGCACTAATGAACTTCAAATCAGCAACTTGGAAAGACAGATTACGCGCCAGCAGTCAATCATTGTTGATGCAGAAACGGTTCTCTCGCAACTAGACCAACAGGTCGCTACGCTCATCGAATATGACAGAATTCGCGGTCCTTCAGGTTCGATTGCGGTTCGCCAAAATCAACAAGATGAGAGGAGTGTTCTCAACGAGACAATTGATGCTGCGTACGTTCAAATTGAGGAACTCCAGAAAGGTCTCACGCCGCTTCAACAAGAAAAACTGGCATTGGAGGTCGAGGTTGGTCCTCTAAAGTATATTGCTGAATTAATATATGGAGATCAGGCACGTGACTTTTTTGATGAAGCAGTACGTTGGGTTATCTTGCTTATTGTGTTTGTATTCGATCCACTTGCTGTTCTTTTGCTTATAGCTGCAAACATGACATTATCGGTACCAAAAAAGCCTAAGAAAACTATTGAGGCTGCTACAGTCAGTACTATGGACGACGATTGGAATTTTGTTGAAGTTGAAGTCGAGTCGGATCCTGCTTTTGATGACTACGACAAGATGCACGAAAACTTCAATCAACACCCTGATGTAACTAAAATAGATTCCAAAAGTGAGCTTAAGGACTTGTTGAATGGGGTTGATAAAAAGTTGGTACAGATGTATACTAAAGGTAACTCCATTGAACGTAAACATGAGAAACGTTCGCTGCAACGACTAAAGGCAAAGATTATTAACAGATTGAATGAAATGTAATGAGGATAGTATGAGTGATTTCTTTCGTGATATTGTAAAACAACTTAATGATGAGAACACATCTATAGCAGAAGATGGTTTAGCTAGCGCCGAGTACTCTGGTAACATTGACACCGGTAGCTATATTCTAAACGCAGCACTGAGTGGTAGCATCCACGGTGGTGTACCTAACCTGTCTCTTATACACATCTGACGCTGCCGACGATCTAC